TCTCTACTTAGCCTTGACAACGGTAACACCGCCCATTTCAAAATGTCCCTGAGAGGCTTATTTCTGCGGGTTAAGTGCGAAAAACAGCATGAATAAAAAGTGAATAAATGGGGGCAAAAAGTGCATAGCCGAAATCATGAGCGAAGCGCCTGTTTTTGCATTTTTAGCCAAGCAGCTTTTTATATGCGTCGGCGGCTTCCTGCGCTGTGAGATTGGCCGTCTCGGTTTCCGCATCATCGGTATTGGTGAACGGTTCGAATATCTTCGGCGTTTCCAGCTCGAGCCGCAGCGTTTCGGGAATTTTTATCCCCTCGGCCTCAAGCAGCTGCGCCGCCTCAAGCGCGTTATATTTTCCGGCCACCTTTTGCTTCATAACGTCCCGGAGCACATCACGGCGTCGTTCGTCCTCACCGTACACGCTGTGTCCAAGGCCAAGAGCTTTGGCGTATACGGCCACGTCGTTGTGGGTGGGTAGCACGTCCTCAATGGTTGTTTTCAACCCATCAGAAGATTTGGTGACTATCTTCCTTTTTCGAACTTCCAGGCTCCTGCCCGCCACGCTGTTGATTTTCTCCATCAGCACTTCGCGTGCTTCGGTGAATGCACGATCCAGATCGGGATGCTCTTTTCGCCAATTCCTGATAGTCGCTTCGTCAATCCCTAACCGCTGGGCAACCATGCGATTTGATATTTTGTTACGCGCCAACGCCATATCAACAACGATCCCGACGTAGGCCTTTTTGAAACTATGTTTACGGGCCATACGCTTACCTGATATCGGTGATTGTTTATATTTTGTTCAAAATCATTTTTCCGCATTTTGCGTGCGGAATAATTCTGCCAAAAAATCCGCTTTCAGGCCGCTGCCTGTCTGCGTTTGAGTGCGGAATTAAAAAGCCGAAAAAATGCGGAGTTATCGATTTTTCTCCAAAACTGCGATTTGGTGCTCTCAGGCCGCATGAAACGGGGAGATAGTGGATCGCCCTAGTATTTCCATTAAGTGGCGTTTTCACAGTTCCATGCTCACTGGTGCAAAGAACAGATGCCCGTAAACATCGATGGTGGTTTTGATGTTCACATGCCCGATAAGGCGGGAAACCTGAGTGATATCGACGCCTCTTGCAGCCAGACGGGATACAGCGAAATGCCGGAGGTGGTGGAATTTCTTAATGCCATGTTCCGACAGTGTTTTTTGCAATGCGCCCTGGGTGCCGTAGTTAATTGTTAACGGTTCCCCGGTAAAAATATTTGCTACCAGCGGCTGCGACGTTCCGAACAATTCTGGGTCCAGCAGTTCAAGCAGCTCTTTAGGCATCCTCACCTGCCGCTCAACGCCACGCTTTAGCCCTTCATGTATAACACCATCTACGATATGTCTTCGGATCTGAATCATCTCCACCGTGACGTCCTCGTAGGTAACTGCCAGCGCCTCACCGATACGTAGTCCACAAATCCCAAGCCAACATGCAATACGTTCCCGCCTGGGGGCCGTATCGAGAAGCTTCCGAACGGTTGCCCTTGTAGGGATCGTGATTGGCTTGCGCCGGCGGCGAGCTGGTTTTTCCAAAGGGTTGAACGTGATAAGTCGCTTTTCTAAGAGCAGAGAAAACGCCGCCCGTACCCAGCGCTGACAACCTGGCCGAACAGCCTCTTCGATATCGCGATGGCTTATCCGGAGGATAGCTTTTTCGAGTATCGGCCCCTGCACGGCAAGGAGATCGTGACGACATTTCGAGTAAGTTGATAACCGAATGATATTTTTTTCGAGTTTCCCAGCCTGATAGCCCAGGAAAAACATCAGCAACTTCTTTAAAGACCATGAACCATCAATGCCGCGCCACGTAGCCGTTCGACAATCCAGCTCAATATTCTGCTTCTGCCAGAACAGGTGAGCTGCGTCGTCAATATTTTTAAAAATACGGCGGCGGCCATGCCCGGTTCTGTCATCCTTCCAGTGAACGTAATATTTTGGATTCTCATTAGCGTCAATGGAATGCTTTATTGATGCCATATAGTGGTTTTTCCGATTGATAAAAATGTTATCAACTGGCGCAAATATTATCGAAGCCCCTCAGTGAAGGGCTCCTGTAATTTCAGCGTCAGAGAGGGTTAAAACGGAAACTAATAACGCTTTCAGCTGTGACAGCGACACGGCCTTTCAATTCTTTGTTGGATGCGCATAAGTAAAATCTACCGTCAAAAGTAGGCACATCTTTTTCTGAATAGCCGAAAATTTTTTTGCCGTCTTTCAGTTCGAAAACCGCCTCATACAGTTTTTTGTTCACACTGGCACCGGCTCGACCATCAATACTATTAGCGCTGGGAATACGTGGTTCATCGATTTCAACAACAATGAGGTCAGCGATTCGCTTCCGCACTTCTTCTGTGAATGCGTAAACCGTTTTCGCATTTAATGGCTGGCCGTGCATTTCAGCTTCAACCAGCCCGACGATTTCAAACACATCACAACCCATTGGCAGTTTCGCTTTCAAAGCGACGCTCAAAGGGCCAGTTTTAACACTCGCGTGGCAGCCATCTGCGCCGACCGATGTTTTTAAGTTATCCATTGCATTTCCTTTTAGACGTGAGCCTGTCGCACGGCAACGCCGCCCGAGAGGCAACGGCATCACCCAGGCTCACTACTGAAAGACTCTCTGATTGGCGCGTGCGATGCGCAGTAAAAAGCCCCGCTATTGCGAGGCCCGTGATTGCTCTGCTTTCCTGATATCTGCTTTATCCCGGTTACACTGCGCCAGCGATGAAAGCAGCATGACGTTTAAATCCAGGCTCTGACCCCACGTCATGGAAGAGGGTATTGCGGGCTGCGGTGTGTCAGCCACCAGACCGGGCGGGAGTGGAACCACCGGCACTTTGACGTAAACCGTTCGCGTAGTCGTGCAACCGCTTAACTGCGCCAGCAGGCACAGGACGATTGCGGCAATCATCGCCCGCAACAGCCATCTGGATATCCCTCGCGGCTCCCGATGCGTCCAGTGCGATCTGCTCTTTGGCATGCTGATTAGCCTCAGTAATTGAGTTGAAAATTGATACCGTTAGCAGGACGTTTGATGTGATGGTCTGAACGGCATTAGCTTGCTGTTCTGCAGAGTCAGCACGCTTTTGCTCTGCCAGATACTTGCCGTGGTAGTGATTTGCAGACCAGATAAGGCCACCCGCCAGGCAAGCCACAAAAACTGCCAAAATTATCCAGAATGAGCTTTTCACTGGTCTATCCCCCAGCATGCCAGCTCTGATTCCTGGTCACGCCGTAGAACCTGACCGTAACAGTTATTCGTGCGGATCCTGCAATCGCGGCCGCCGTCATACGTCCAGCGTTTTATCTCTGCACATGCGCCGTGCCGGTCACCAGCATTGAGCTTTCGCCAGAACGTGGATGGCAGACATTTACCGGGGCCGATGTTCCAGGGGCAAAAAGAAGCTATGCCGACTTTTTGAGGCTCGGTGAGCGGTACGCGAACGTTTTTTTCCACCCAGGCCAAAGCCTTTGCCTGCTCTGCCCTGTCGATTTTGTCGCAGTGCTGGCGCGTCAGCTGCATGCCCTTAACGACGGGTTTACCGTCAACGCGAGTCACACCGCCGCAAATCGTCCACACGCCACCAGCATCAGGGTAAGCAACAAGGCTCGTTCCCTCTTTTTCATCCTGAAACTGACTCATTATCACGGGTGCGGCAGCGCCAGCAGCTAACAGCCCAAGCATGGCTGCACTGAGTTTAGTTTTGGTGGTCATGGTTATTTCTCTTTGGGTGGTGACGGCGGCGCGGTAATAATTCCTGCCTTTAGCGCTTCTTCATATTTGCTTAAAGATGCGTCGTAAGACTTCTGCATCCTGCGCTGGAAATAGAGGCCGGTGAAATAAGTCGCCGCACCAAACATCACGCCGCTAACAATCGCAATAAAATTCCAGTCAAGACCGTGAAACCAGTCATACGCTCCCGACAGCCCGCTACAAATCAGTCCGCCGGACGTGCAATATGACGCTCCAGTTATTATTTTTTCAGGCATGATTCTGTGCATTCCACACCTCCGGGTTCGGGGTGCTGTGTGAAGGGGAAAAGTTAAATTCGACGGAAAGCGTACGAAGCGACGCCTTTACGCCCTAAATGGCATTCGATGGTGTTCTGTTCGACGCATTCAAAGCCCTGCTCAGAAAACCAGCGCTTAATTCCGTCGTCAGTGAAGTACCAGATGTGCTCTGTTTTTCTGAAATGGTGAGAATGTAAAATGTCGCCAGCGTCGGCGAATATGGGGATCGAAACAAAAACGAACTCGGTGGCCTGCTGTACAGCAAGATCCGGTTCGTCAATATGCTCCAGCACATCCCACATCGTCAGCGCCCGCCACTGATTGGCGTAAAGGTCAGCGTAAGCGCCCCGCTTATTCAGCCAGGCGATTCCGGTAGGATTAACATCAAATCCCAGCGTGCCGGGGCGGGTAGCGACGAACTGACCGGCACCGATGCCAACATCCAGGACGGGGCCATGATAATGACGCGATACCAGGTCAATTCTGGACTGCGTTAATTTGAAGCCCATCTCCGTATCCGCCAGTTTTTGATAGTTGGCGAAATAGCTCTCGTCATATGGCCTGTCTTTTGGGACCGGGTATCGACCTATCCCCAGTTCAGGAAGGAATACCAGCCCGCTGTTTAATTCCTGATAAAACGACTTCATTCAGCCAGGCCTCAAATTTTGAATCAAAGTTGGTGATATGCTTTTCGCAGGGATGATCCCATGCCCCGCAACGGCAGTAATTATCCGGAATAGCCCAACCGACAGCAGATAAATTCATTGCAGGGTCAGTTACGATTTCCGGCGCATTGTGGCCGCCTCGACCACCAGCGATGACGAACACAGGCGTTTTGTAGGCAATAGCAGCCGGGAGCGCCCAGCCGACAGGCGTCACTACGACTGCAGCATGCTCGACCAGACGCATTAACTCTTTGATGCCCAGCTCGCCAGCATGTAGTTGCAGGTCACATTCTGGAGCCTCACCCACCAACCACTCTTCCCCCTCCTGCAGGTCAGCCACGCTTATCACGCAGAAATTTTTGCGCAGTATGCGTGACGCCTGCAGTAAATAATCAGGATCGGGATTGCGTGAATCACTGCGCCATTCCGCGCGAACAGTGGCCGGGCGGATTACCGCGATTGGTTTCTGGTGGGTGTACTGCGCAGGGCCGAATGATGGCAAATCTAACTCTGCCGGGTTGACGCCGAACTGCTCGCGCATGGCATCAAAGATTGAACCCCGCGCCAGTTCTGCGGGGCCATAAAAAATTCGCTTCGTTTCACGCGGCGACGGCGGCGGCGAGAACTCTATTTTGGTGCGGTGCTCGTTTTTACGCTGCGTGCGTAACGTCGTGCAGCTGCGAACCGGGTTAACCGGTAAATCCTCGTACAGCTCCGGCCACGCCGTTTTGATGTAGGTTCCTGCCGGGAGCTGCTTCACAAAAGCACGCTGGTAAATGGTGTCGCCCATACCCAGCATGCCGTCAATTAAAAGTGGCGTATTCATTTAGCTACCTGAGAGCGTCAGCAAGCGGCATTCGGCGAAAACACGTCAGCGCCGTTTTCCCGCTGCAGTTGATTATTTCCACTCGTCCGGCAACGTCGCGCGCCACCCTCTCAAACTCTCCTTTCCAGCGGGAAATATTTGCCGCAGTCGGATTATCTAAAAGAGTGTGGTCGCCGTGCCAGTGCCTGCCATCAGCAATGGAACAGTCATAGCCGAGCAAAATTATCCGACTGGCCCCCAGGTGTTGAGCCAGTAAAATCGCTCGCTGCCCTGAATTAAAGGTGCCGGTTGTGTCGGTTTCGAATAGTGATAGTCCAAAGCGCTTATGCGCCCGAAAATTGCAGGTCCACCGCTCGGGCGATTCTGGCAATGAAGGAACGTTTAATTCCCACCAGGCAAGATCACCAGCGTAGATATATGTGCAGTCAGGTATTGCCCGCCAGGATGAATTAACGGCGATAACAGGAAAGCCGGATGCTTTCGCAGTCCCACAATCCGCTGTCGTAAGCGATGGGCCAGAGGCGCAGATTATGACCGTTGACATACTATTCTCCGGGCATAAAAAGACAAAACCCCACCATTGCTGGCAGGGTTTCGATTGTTAAGCTGTGTGTCGAAGTGACCACTCTTAACAGATTAAAGCGGGTTTTGTAATTACACAACCCTTTTTAGTTTAGGCGGCAGGATATTTTCCTTTCGACATTCTCTGTCCATTTCTAGCTTAATATCAAGGGTGCAAAGTGATCCTTGAATAAAGCTCTCAGCAGCCTGTAGCCTGACCGAAACATGGTTGTGTGAAATCCCCAATTTCGTTGCCATAGCACGTAACGTCATATTTTCTATGTAATGCCACTCCAAAAGCGAGCAAAGATATTCATCGTGCTTGCTGAGGCGGATCATTGCCTCATTGATAAACATTCCATCATCGTCACAGCATGATGGCCTGCCTGCTCTACTGGCGGGAAGTAGCCGAGATAAACCAGCTGCTATACGCGGATATCCGATATTGGAACCACTACTAGCAGCCCATACGCCCCATCGTTCAAGTACCATCTGAATATCACGCATTATGCCGCCACCTTTTTCGTATAAGACATTTCCCGGACCTCATCACCGTTCATGATGAAGTCGTTAAAGTCGCCATGATCCGGCCAGCGGATCGTTACCTTCTCAATATTGTTTTTAGCCATCAGGTTTGCGTGGGCGCACTCAAAAGCGGCCGCATGCCCGGTAGCGGAGTGTTTATCCATATCTGCAAAAATGATGAGGTGCTTTACACCTGCTGGAGCGCGGAATTTCTTCATAAACCCGCTGTTTAATGTTGCCCAGGTGTTTACGTGGTAAACCTGATGTGCGGAAAGTGCCGTTTCAATCCCCTCGGCGATGCCAAGCGTGGAGGCTACCGGAAACATTCGCACAGCCACGGACTGGGCATGATCGAGATAAGTTTGCTCCTGGAGTGAGCGTAGTCTTTTTTGTCCTTCTCCCATCGCAGATGCTTTCTTATCTCCGTCAAGGTATGTGCGGTGCAGGTAACACAGCTCGCCTTTGTTATCTGTCGCCAGGGAGAATAAAGACTGGTACACGCTGCCGTTATGCCGTTCTTTAGCGCAAAAGCGAACAGCTTCTGTCGGTAACCGGGTTATCCCACGATTGAAGAGATAAGCCGCCGCTGACGTGCCGCGCAGCTCCACCAGCTTAGAAAATTTGCTGATAACACGCTCACGCATGCTGGAAGCTGTGGTGTTGATGGGTACAACCCGGTGTTGGTAATCATTACCCAGCAGTTCGTCGATTTCGCGGCAAAGCACGCCAAATGGTTTACCCTGCGTTTGCAGCAACAGTGACATACCGTCACCGTTTCCACAGGTACAAATCCACGATCCACTACCTTCGTGGTCATCACAGCGGTATTTCCCGCGACCGCTGCAAACAGGGCATTCACCTTTGAAATGGTTCTTCCCTGTGATCGGCGGGAGCCCGTAATACTCAAAAATTTTCGGCCAGTTACCTTTCGCCGCTTCTGATGTCTTCATACTCTTTTCCCGAGCGTTTCACGAATGTTGTTAAGGTGCTCTTTTGCACTAAGGAGCTGGCCCGTGGTGGTGCCTGCAATGTCTTGTTCGGCTGGCATCGCCTCAGCCGCTTTGATCTTTTGTCTGCCCTTCGCAAAAGCGATCTGTTTGTGTTTGATGAAGTTCGAAACCTCTGGGGTGATCTCCATCGGGTAGTCACTGAGGTTATTCGGCCACTCGCCGAATTTTTCGAAGAAGGTGTGCGCACACCATCCGTTGTTTACCGGCTTGCCCATTGACTGGCGCTGGCGCTGGTAAAACTTAATCTGACTCCACCAGGCCTGTTTCTGGGACTTCGTGAAGGTGTCCTTACCCTTCCCGAGTTTCTTGATTTTTCGCTGTGTATCGGTGTCCACGTCCTCACCAACCAGCGGCTTAAAGCCGCATTTTGGGCAGACATAAACGGCGGCCGGCTTCATGAAATGGCAGGCCGGGCATTCCTTCGGAAGTTTTTCTTCGCGTTCTGCTGCAGCCCGAACAGCAACTTCTTTCATCCCATCGCTGGAGCTAATCAGCTCGTCGTATTCGATAGCGTCAGGGAACCCGAGGCGGTGCACCGTGCCGCTATGATCGAAGATGAGGCAGGATTCTTTACCCGGAGCTTTACGCAGACCACGGCCAAGCGCCTGTAGCCAGCGAATTTCACTTTTCGTCGGGCGGGCATAGATGACGCAGCGCACATCACTGTCAAACCCGGCCACCAGGACGCCCACGCTAACGATGATTTTCGTTGCGCCCGTTTCGAAACGGTGAATAATCAGCTGTCGCTCATCGTGCGGGGTGTCAGCCGTCATGACCTCTGCGTTGACGCCAGCCTGGTTAAACTGGAGGGTGACAAAATTTGCGTGGTTTACGTTCACGCAGAACGCAACAGTAGGGAGGTCTTTCCCGTTCTCAAGCCAGTTGCTGACGATATCCCCCACCAGATCCGAACCGCACATGATTTCAGCCAGCTGCGTTTCGTTATAGTCGCGGCCAAACTCTGCAGAATTACCGGTTTTGACACCTTTCAGATCTGGTTTTGTTGGCGCGAAAAACTCATATCCGCTCAGATCACCGCGCTGGATCAATTCGCCAATAGTTGTTGGCTTAATCAGCTCGGCATAGTACTTGCCAAGGAACGGGGAAAACGGGGTGCCGGACAGGCCAATAACTTTCACGTCTGTTTCAGTCGTGAGGTACTGGATTGTCTCCAGGATGCTTTTACGTCGTAGGTGGGCCTCATCGATGATCAGCAGATCGATATTGTCCGGGAAGTCGCGGCGAATCAGCGTATCTGCACTGGCAATCTGGATCTGCAACGCAGGATCGTGCTGGGGGTGGTCACGCCAGATAAAGCTGATCTGGTCTTCTGGTAGCCCATACTCAGTAAAGCGCTGAGCCGTCTGATTGAGCAGGATCGTGTAAGGGGCTACAAACAACACACGCATGCCGCGATTAACGAAACCGTTAACGATGAAAGCCGCCAGCCCTGTTTTGCCGCTGCCAGTCGGCGAATAGACCATAAACGAGTTATGCGCTTTCCAGCTGCGACGAAGCATGTTTAAAGCGCGTTCCTGCGCAAAGTTTGGCGTGATACTTAGCATTGAGCGGCCTCCGGTGCTGTGTGCTGATCGTTCTGTGATGTGGTTTTCTAAGGGCCACTATTCCAAGGGAAAAGCCTCACTTCGCTTTAAGACGGCTAAACGTCTAACCATCCGGCGACTTTTCAAGGGCTAAGGACAGGACAGTGATCTACCTAACCAAAGTGCTTTCCCTTTGGAAAAGGCGCTGTTCCTGCCCCCACACCCAACTCCCCCCTTTCCCCCCTCTTCCCTCTCCCCCGTTAAAAACAGGTTTTCAGCCAACCAGACACCTTTAAGTCTGGGATGCTTCGGGGTGGTCATCACTGACCTTTTGAGGGGGGTTGTAC